GTTGGTTTGTCAGCAGTGAAAGATAAAAACTACCAAGTGTATTTTGTAAGACCAACGCTTATTGGTAGAAAAGTGCCAAACACTAAGTTCCAAGTGAAGTTCACGCCAACTGGTTTGACAGGAACAAATAAAATTACAGTGGTGCTTATTAAAGGAAATAAGTAGTCTTGATTAACGCCCCTTGCATAAAAACTTGGGGCGTATTGAAAATTATTATAAAATTATATGCAAAAATTCGAAAGAGTACAAATACAAATCAAGCCAAAAAAAGAACTTGAGGCACTTGGAATAAAATTACCATTTCAAGTTCGTGGCGTTGAAATATATGAAGAAAATAAAGCAACATCTAAACATCTTGAAATATATGGTTCTGAGAAATTTGATATTTTTAGCTTTCATTTGCAGGGGTTTCCAAAAGGAAGTTTTGCTATACTTGACGGCGACAAAGTGATTATCAACAACAAAGACGAACATATTGCAGAATTGACAAACGCATTGGCAGAATCTGAAAAGTGTAAAAATGATATGACAAGACTTGCCGAAGATAGATTTGAGCAAATTGCAAGATTGCAAGTTCAAAACAACGAACTTAACGCTACACTTATTGCTTGCCAAAATGAGTTGAAATTGGCAAAAGAACCGCAACAAGATTTAATTGTTGAGGCAAAAAAAGAAAAAATCAATAAACAATAAATTCTATGAACTCCACTTTAATTCAAGGAACAAACGCGAATATTATATTGGCAACAACACTGCCAATATCTTTGAGCGAAGTTAAGGTGGAGCTTAGAATATCGGACACAGACACAACTTATGATAATAAAATTCTTTTGTGTATTCAAAGTGCAATAGAATATTTTGAAAAGTATTCCAAGTATTACATAATTCAACAACAAAGAGAGATATTGTGGGATTATTTTCCAGTTCAGCAATACATTGATTTTGACGATGCCAACATTAAAAGTATTCAAAGCATATCATATTACCCTATTGATTGGAATGGAATTGCAGTAAGAACCCCGCTTATCGTTGGAACTGATTACTTTTTTGCGAAAGAAACAAGCGGTAAATATGGAATCAAGCCAGCGTTTATAAAGTTCATTAATGAATTTGAGTGCTATGATATTCCGCAGTGCGTTCAAATTAAAATCAATGTTGGCAACCCTATAACAGTCCCTGCAACACCACTTCCATATTCTCTTAAAAAAGCGTTGATAGAACATATTACAAGAACATATGGTCAAACTGGTGAAGATTGCGATGATTGTGAAACTTCAATAACGCCAAAAATAAAAAATACTTATAACGAATATTCTTATCGTGAAAATCAATATCCATTAATAGAATTATAATGTCTTGTTGTAAAAAGAAATCAGCAAAAACAAACACACCAACAATTCCATTAAGTGAATATAAACACTCAATTGAAATCTTTACAATATCAACAAAAGGATATAACAACGCAGAAGGGTATCAAACACCCGTAGAATCCCCAGTAGGTGTTTTTATGTCTTATATTAAGACAACAAATTCAAATAACGATTTTTATCAAACCGAAGGTGGAGTTGGAATTAATATTGGTAATACAGTAACCCACCGCTTTTATGTAAGATATACACCAATCATTCCCTTGAATAGTGGAAGTCTTATTATAAAATTCAAAGGTAGCCAATACAAGGTCAATTCTGTTGAGAATGTTAATTACAACTACACTGAAATTATATTCACAGCAGTAATTCAAATATCATCAAATGTTTAGTATGGATTTAAGCAGTTTGAAAAAACTGGAACAAAAAATAACACAAAAAACAAGTGAAATGAAGACATTGCACCGTAGGTTATTATATGATTTTGGTCGTGATACACAAAAAGAAATCAAAGAAGAAATGACAAAGAAAAACAAAACTGGTCGTGTCTACAAAGTCTACCGTGGGATTGGTGGCAACAGACTAGTAAATGCACGACTTCACAGAGCATCGGCAAAATTAGAACACCCTGCCGTTCGCAGTGGCAATTTACGCAACAGTATGTATTTTAAAGTTCGTGGAAGTGATTCCGTGGTTATTGGTGCAAGTGCAAAATATGCAAAATATCTTGAATATGGAACTTCACGAATAGCAGAGAGAAAATTCTTGGAAAGGTCGGCAGATAAAAAAATACACCAATTTGCAACAAAAACAAAAAATGAATTTGGAAAACTTATTAGAAGTATATAATGCAAACAAGCTTAATGCAGGCGTTCAAAACGCACCTTGTTAATGAACTTCATTTTAATAGCAAGCTCTTTTATACAAAAATTGACATTACAAGTGCAACACGCAGCGGAAATAGTGTAATACTTGCCTTGTCAACGCCAATTTCCGATGCAACTTTTACAAACCAACAAATTGCAATAAGTGGAATAAAATTTGCAAATACAATAACGGCAATAACGCTAAGTAGTAATATTTTTACGATTACAGTTCAAAAGCACTCACAAATTACACTTGATGATAAAACAATAACACTTGGTGGATTTGCGGATACTGCTTGGAATACTACATTTGAGGTCGTGGACATTCGTAGTTGCAATGATTACACAATAAAAGTAAAATCACAAGGGCTTTCAATTCCTGCAGTTTTTGGTTATTTAAAGCAAGAAGACTATAACAATGTTTTTAATGGAAATAAAGTTGCAAGTTTTTACAACGGTTCGCAAACCGCCCTTATTTATCCAATAACAAATGACACAATACAAGATGGGCAAATACCAAACATTATAATAGAAAGTGCTTATATCAAATTCAATTGGCAAATAACAATGGGTCTTGAAAGTGATGATTACCTTGACAATTTCTTTTCTGCAAACGCTTCAAGACCGCACCTATTATGCACATTTGGAAACACTTCATTTGTTAAAAGTAATGGCGAAGCTATCGATGACAATGTTCAGGAAATATATGGAAACGGTGCATATTTTGATATAAAGGAAAAATCAACAATAAAGTTCTATGGAATATTTCCAATAACTGAGGCTGATTTTGTAAAACCAGATAAAATAGTATTTATGGAGCTAGGTGATGCACTTAAATCTTCATTAATGAAAACGCTGGTTCACAATGTTGACATTTCAGTGATTGATGCTAACGGCTTTAACCGTAAAATAAATTCAATCAAACCATTGTCAAGTTCATTTGAGAGATTTAACAAAGCTTATATTGTATATTCTTACACATTCAGATATTCCGTTGATGTTACAAATGATATGTATAACACAAGGGCAACAGTTGTTCCATTGAAAACTATTTATACCAATTACATAAACGAAGGAAATGGGGAAATTTTAAAAACAACACAAAATAATTTTTAAAATATACTTGACATTATTTTTTGTTTGATTATTAATTTTCAATTATATTTTTAGCTATGGCGGTTCAAAACCCAATTATCACGGTAAATAAAATTGCAGCAGAAACTTCCGTTGCCGTAGCAGGTCAAAAACTTTTAATCTATGGTCAAAAACTTGCAAGCGGTAACGCAGTGAGTGGTCAACTTTATCAAATTACAAGCTATTCGCAAGCACAAAGTCTTTTTGGAGAAGGTTCGCACATTTTACTTCAATTAAGCAAAGTATTTGATATTGCTTATTTAAGCGGATTTAAAGTTGGCAAACCATTCCCATCAATTTATGCAATAGCATTAAGTGACGCTTCCACAGGTGTGCAAGCAACTTCAGTTATTACATTAACGGGCAATGCAACAAGTGCTGGTATTTTTAAAATCAGTATCAACGATTATATTAAAAATACTTATTCAATTGATATTGCCAACGCAACAACGGTAGCAAACCAAGCACTAGCTATCGTAAACGTTTTAAATGCAGATGTAACCTGTCCAGTGACGGCTTCAGCTGGAAGTGGCGCAGATGTTAATAAAATCACACTTACGCACAAACACAAAGGACTAGTCGGTAACGATACATATTTAGAAATCCCCACTCCAAGCACAGGAACTGCTGTTGCATATACAGCTTTTGCAGGTGGTATGACTAACCCCGACTT